GCCGCTGCTTTACAGTAACCATCCTTGTAGTCGTCGGTTTTTAGGTTGTCTACGTCGAGGATAACATACTGAAGGCACTCCCACAGCATAGGTTGCTCCTCTTTGATTTGTAGATACCTTTCAACTTGCCAGTCCACGCCGCCGTGGTTCATTGAGTTGAGGGCGCTTTCAAGGGTTTCAAATGTGACTTCTGGTAGATATGTCATGCCTACTCCGTTGAGCCAGGGGCCTTATACTTGGTGAAATCATGGCCCTCACGAGTCATGTGCTTCATAATCGTGTCTACGTCACGATGTTTAAAGGTTAGTTCAAGCTGCTCACACTGTGTCATGCACTCACCATTGTTTTTATGGATAGGAGTTACAGTAGTATCCTCAAAAGTCTCTTTAGCAAACTGACAAAAGCGACAAGGGCGAAGCCATGGCTTAACAGACCTGTCGTGCTTGACTAGGCCAGGACGTTCCATTGTTTGCATTTCAAGAATCTGCTTACGCAGTCTCTCTAGTGTGTCAGCAATGTCCTTGCGCTCAAAGAACAAAGACACAGCCTTTTCCTTGTCGTTCACATAGAAGATAGTGACCGTCAGGGTTTCCAAGTCTGGGAACAGCTTGTATGCGGCATACTGATAGAGCCTAAGCTGAATGTCAACCATTAGGTCGGAGTACTCTTTGCGCTGACCAGTACCCCAGTCCTTTCGCTGGCCGGTTTTCCAGTCAACAATCTCGTAGTGACCAGGGCCAACCTCTGTAATGAGGTCAATGGTGCCCCTAGCAAATACGGTTCCCTTCATAATATCTCCGCACACTTCGTACTCGTAGTCTGCCCACTCACTAGGAAGTGGAAATTCAAACTGAGCCTCTGGTTGCACGATTTTAAGCTTGCGAGGGTCATATAAGCCGTCCTTGTAATCTAGGAACGCCCATGTCCAGGTGTGGCAGTCAATACGGTCAGCATCTTGCCAGTTGTGGTGGTCAAAAGCTTTTGTGTAGTAGTCGTACACCTTGTCAACCAAGTCGTCAACGTCAATCTTATAAACGTCTGCCGTTACCTCACCAAGAAATTCGTCATCAAAATAAGTATCTTCGCCGTTTTGCTGTGCAAGCTTAGCACACGCTAGAATTTCAAGGGCCTTGTGACAAATGGTTCCCTTGTCGGCTTTCATATTTGAGGGGCCTGTCCAGCCCAATACGTATTCACCTACCATTTTTAGCTCGCACATCTTTTTGCCCGAAAGCATAGATGAGCGGATATAAGTTACGGGTAAGCCCATTTAGGTCTCTATTCTGTTAGGTTTTCAGGAGCATCAATCCAGCCAGCCTCGACAAGAGCCTCACCAATTGCGTTCATTTGTTCTAGTAGATTCATCTTATGGTTGTCAATCACCCAGTCGAACTTCGACCAGTCAAACTCGTCCTTGTCTAATGCCGTCTCACTAGGGTGTTGGTCCTGCCCCTCGTAAATATCTCGGGTCAGTCGCATTACCTTACCCCCTGCCTTCTGGATTGCCTCAACCTCATTAGGGAAGCGACAGTCAGTAATCAGGGCTACGAGCGGTTGCTCGATTTCAATGCGTCGGATAGTGGCGTCGGACCAGACGTTGTGATACATTTTACGGAACACTTCAGTACCAACATACTGCATAACCTCACGAGCGGTCATGGTTCCTTTTTTATATAGTATCACCCCTTGTTCACAGGGCATATCCTCCCACTTGAGGTGCGTAGCACTGTTCTTCTGCTCGTCAGTACCATAGCACTGTTCACGAGTTAGGCCAAGCACGTTCACGCACACGTCTTGCTTTAGCGTGTCTGCAAAAGAGTAGCACTTGATATATGGGTCTAGATAGTGGGCCTTGAAGTTGTACATCGCATCGTCAACACGCTCCAAGTCGAGGATACCTGCACTGTCTTCTTGTCCTAGGAGGTCTGTAATTTGAATCTTACCCTCTGGGGTAACGGCTACAGAACCCTTCACTATTTGTAGTGCTCTTAGCTCCCTGGCTATCAACTGATTAGCTGCTGAGTTTTTTCCAGCTTGCTTCTTACCGCTGAATCCTAGAATTTTAGTCATACAAGTACGCTCCGTAAATATCTAATTGACTTAAGTATGGGTCAACGAACGCTCTTAGGTCTGGTGCTGATAGCTTACCTATGTCGTTGCCGTCTGGGGTTGCACCTATTATATTATATATATTACCACATTTGGTCTTCACATCTTCAATGAGAGTTCTACCGCCCTCATCATTGTCACCTATTACAAGTATACATAGAGCGCCGCTCTTGTCAAGTAATATTTTCTGCCCATCTTTGAGCGAGCTACCAAAAACAGCCACGGAATTATGCACTCCAGCCTCTTCCAGCCTCCAGACATTGCCAGGGCTCTCCACGACGACGACAAGGCCGCTCTTTTTAATATGTCTCTTAGCGTACCAAAGGTTGTAGAGGTGGTTGTCAGTCTTTAGCGTTTCGCTATGCTTCCACTTGGGGTATCTCTTACACTCTCCAGAGGGGTTGTGATAGCCTTTACACTTCTCACACTCTGGATTAGTGCTACGACCACTACATCCCACCATGTAGCTATGCCACTCGTCGTAAACAGGTACTACCGTACGAGTATAGAACGGCTTTGTGGGGTCTGCACAGTAGCCAACGTCGTACTTTTCTAAGACTTCCTCACTATAAGGAGGGTCTAGGTTTAGATAGTAGGGAGACGGGATTCTAATGCCACTATTTCGCACTTCTTCCCTACTAGGACCAGAGTCAACAACCTCGCTTTGCCGTTTCTTAGTTGCCAACCTAGAAATAAACCGTCGTCTTTCTTCTTGCTCGTCGCTAGTGTCAATATCATAGTTCTTTTTATTGACAAAGGCAGAGCACCACTCAACGGCCTCTCCAAACGACACTGTATCGTCACCCTTAGTCTCCCAATTGTATTCACAATGAGAAAGAACCCCCCGAATAAACCCTATAGGGCTATTGCAGAATACCTCTTGGCATTGTCTGGTATTACACAGCCAGTTTCCACGGTTTGAGTGACCGTCGTGAAAAACATTTAATGCGCTACCATTGTCACCGCCGTGAACAGGGCAGCAACCCACATACATCCTGTTTGTGCGGTACAAATCCAGGTTAAAGTACTGAACGACACGCTCAAAGTTATCAATAATATCATAGCCCAAAGCCAACAGCTTGGCTTGTGGCCATTTATTGGAATGGTATTCTTCCTTCGTCCTCGTCATCGCCGTCTTCCCTCAATGTTAAGTTATTTCGTACAGCACCTTCGTCAAGCTCAAAGCGGGTTTCACCCTCTAAGATTTGAGCACACCACCCCTTAACTTGCACGTTGATGTAGTTACCGTCCTCAATTCCACCGCCATGACGAGTCACCACAGGGCACAGCTTGTGTGTCCCGTTTTCTTCTGGGTCGTCAGACAATTCTTCTGGAGATTTCTTCTTAAAGATTGTGAAATTACTACATAGCCAGATGATTCTGTCGGAACCGGAAGCGGCCCCTGTCCCCTCGTCTTTAATGCCGTCACGATTCAACTGCATCAGAGACAAGATAGGAACGTCGTAGCGAACAGCGAAGTTGTGTAGGCCGGTCATCATAAAGCCTAGCAACTGGTACTCTTTTAGGTCTGCGCTGACGCCTTTAGAGTCCATGAGCTTAAGATAATCGTAGAAGATAACACAGTCGTTAGCTTTTCCGTTCTCGTCGAGTCCAACCTCTTTAACAATCCACCTTCTAATCAGTGCTAGAATTTCCTCAAATGGCATACCGGCCACAGATTTGTGGAAATAAGGTGCAGCCTTGAGTTTCTTGGCACCCTCCATAGCTTTCTGGAATGACTCGGGTTTTTGGCCAAACTTACCTGTCTCAATGTCGTTAATACCTACGCCGCTAAGCATAGCAAGAGAGCGAGCAAGGTGGTCTTCCTTGCGCATTTCCGTATCAAGGTTGAGTACTGGTAGACCATGAGTACTAGCGATATGATAGCCCATATTGTCCGTTAGGAGGGTCTTACCTGTCTTAGGACGAGCGCCAATCATATTGACCGTACCTCGACGCAAGCCGCCGCCAATGCACTCGTCGTAGCGAGGGAACCCTGTGGAAATACCAATCTGTTCAATTGGATTATCGGCTAGGTGTTGAAGAAATTCCTCTGCACCCTCACCTAAGACCTCTGGTTCGTTGTCGTTGTCGTTTAGCAGGGAGGTAAAGTCGAAGATTGTGTCTTCTGCAATGCCTAGAATCTGAGCAACTGGTTCATCTCCCTTGACGTGCATCAGTTTGTTCTGTGCGTCACCAAGTTGAGAGTGCAGCAGCCTTGTAACTTGAAGCTTGCGAATCTTCGCAGCAAATGCCCTAACATTGCGTAGTTCAACAGGGAAATTCATAATGGCTTCTAGATAGCCACCTTCTGTTTTTTCAGTAAACAGGTCAGCAACACCCATCTCGTGTGCGGCAGAGT